ATCACGGCGCAGGATAATACTTGCACAGATACGGTTAGCTGGATGGTTGTCGGAGAACGAAAAGACGCCAAAATGATCGAATCTGAGTGGGCGGATGATGATGGCAAATTAATCGTTGAGACTTTGAAAAGCGCCCACGAATAACAACTTATATGAGAATAAAGTGGAAGAAGTAATTAACATTAATGATACAAAATACACCGAGGAAGATGTTGAATCTTCCGAGGCAGTAGCAGAGAAAGGAAATTAAAATGGCAGCAACATGGAAAGTAGTGGCATGTGATCGTACAGTGTCACTTGGAGGAGAAGCGGACGTTATTACTACGATTCACTGGGAAGTAATTGACGAAGAAACGGTGAGTGGTGTAGTTCATCGTGGTCGCCAGTATGGCACTGCGGGTATCGACACCGACGATTTGTCCAGTTTCACGGCATATGCCTCTGTAACAGAAGCAAATGCAATTGCCTGGGCAAAGGCAGCACTGGGGTCTGACGAGGTTACCCGGCTTGAAACCGATGTAGCTGCCCAGATTACGGTATCCAAGACGCCCGTAACCGCCAGCGGGATTCCTTGGTAAGTTGCTGGGTAAATTATTCAACAACTGTTGTTAGGGAGATTATTGAGATCGGTATACATATAAATATGTAGAAAAGGGAGATAGAATGGCCATACCTTCAACAAAAGCTACATTAAAAACATACTGTCTCAGAGCTCTTGGTTATGGTGTTATTGATATAAATGTTTCAGACGATCAGATAGATGATCGGTTGGACGAAGCACTCCAGTATTTTGCTCAATATCATTATGATGGTATTGAGAAAATGTATCTGAAACATTTAATTACATCAGCTGATGTTGCTCGTGGAATTGCAAATACAACCACCACATCAACGGATACATCAGATAGTTCTGTTACAGCAACCTTTCTAGAGGGTAATAATTATATTCCTATGCCGGCAGCTGTCGTATCTGTGATACAGGTCTGGCCATTCACTGGTACGGGTGGTGGCGGTAGCATGTTTGATATTAATTACCAATTGCGTCTTAATGATCTGTATGACCTATCCTCGACCTCTGTCATTCAGTATCAAATGGCTATGGATAACCTTGACCTTCTAGAACACATCCTTGTTGGTGAAACACCAATTCGATTTAATCAACACCAAAACCGTCTATATATTGATGCAGATTGGACCAACGATTTTGTTGCTGGCCAAGACTATATCATCGCGGAATGTTATCGTAAAATAGACCCTGCAACATACACAGATATCTATGATGACATCTTCCTCAAGAGATATGCAACAGCTTTAATTAAACAACAGTGGGGCGCAAACCTATCCAAGTTCAGTGGTGTTGCTATGCTTGGTGGAGTTACCATGAATGGTGAAACTCTCTATTCACAAGCAGTAGAAGAAATTAATAAGTTAGAAGAACAAATCCAACTCACGTTTGAGTTACCAGTCAACTATATGGTAGGTTGATCCCATGGCGGTTAATGCAGCATTTCATACTTCTAATTTTGCCTCCATAGCAACTGAAAGAAATTTGTATAGCGATCTTATAAAAGAAGCTATACAAATTTATGGGCATGATGTATATTATATGGATCGTACCCTTGTTGCTGAAGACAGCATATTGGGTGAGGATTCTCTTTCTAAATTTAGAAATCAGCATCCAATAGAAATGTATATGGAAGATAGTGATGGTGGATTTGCTGGTGAAAAAGAATTGATGAATCAGTTTGGTTTGCAGAATTTGAGTGAAGCAACTTTTGTTGTTAACAAATCTCGTTTTCAAGAACTAGATAGACAGATGCAAATTGAGGATGATACAGATACAACAGGTGGTTCTATATTATTAGAAGCTGGAACCATAGACCAAACATCCTCTTCAAGTATTTTGACAGTAGTTTCTGGTGACTCCAATTTTTATATTATACAGGATACTGCTGCGACAGATGCAGATAGGCCTAATGAGGGGGATGTTATTTTTCATCCTGTATTGAATAAGATATTCCAAATTAATTTTGTAGACCATGACGAACCGTTTTATCAACTGGACAGTAACCCAGTATATAAAATGAGATGCCGCCTTTGGGATTACAGCTCTGAGATTATTGATACAGGTATTACAGACATAGATGCAATTGAAGACTCCTTATCCCAAGACAGCAGGATATATCAATTCACTCTTGAACAATCTTCTGCTGTAACAGAAAATATAAGACTTGAACTTGGTATTGGCGATGATGCTGGATTGCTTCTTGAAGAAACAGATGGTGATAACATACTTGGCGAAAGTGACACCACTTCTGTTGGTGAGAGTGTTCTAGTTGAGAACTCAGCTGATACTGGTGATGCAGGATATATTATACAGGAGGACTATATAGTAGGTGATTATAGTACAGATAAGACTGCTCAAAATGAACTCTTTGAAGTTCAAAGTAGAGATGTTTTGGACTTTAGTGAATCGAATCCATTTGGCGATGTAGGGAGTAGTTCATAATGCTAGGACAGCAATTCTATCATGAGACAATTAGAAAAGTTATTGTTTCCTTTGGGACAATGTTTAACAATATTAATCTTGTCCGTAAAGACAACTCCGGTGCAGCAATTCAAGCTATGAAGGTTCCTCTTGCCTATGGGCCAAGGGAGAAGTTTTTAGTGCGTCTGAATGAAGATGCAGACTTAACTAAACAGGTTGCTATTACTTTACCTCGTATTGGTTTTGAAATCAAAAACCTTTCCTATGATCCTACAAGAAAACTTAATCGTGTACAACAGTTTAAGAAAGTAAAGGGTGCAAATACTCAACAATTAGATGCACAGTATATGCCTGTTCCCTACAATCTGGAACTGGAATTGTATATTATGGCTAAACAGTCCGATGATGCACTGCAAATTGTAGAACAGATTCTTCCATATTTTCAACCAGACTATACGTTGACTTTAAATGATATGGCAGATATGGGTATCAAGAGAGATGTTCCTATTATCCTCAATGGCATTTCTTATGAAGATAATTATCAGGGAGATTTTACTACTCGTAGGGCTCTGATATATACTCTTTCATTTACTGCAAAGTTCTATCTCTATGGCCCTGTTACTTCTAGTCAAGTTATCAAAACTGTACAGGTTGACCAATATACTGATTTGGAAGTTAACTCGCCTAAGAGAGAACAGAGACTTACTGTTACACCAAATCCAACAAGTGCTGATGCAGATGATGATTTTGGATTTAATGAAACAACATCTTTTTATCAGGATGCAAAAGAATATAACCCAGTAACAGGTGAAGATGAGTAATTCTATAGATAAGGCCCTCGGCGTGGTAGAACAAATATCAATCAAAATACCAACTCAAGAACTTACTGAGGTTTCTCGTTATCCAGCTGATTTGCTGGATGATGTTGCAGAAGACATTGACAATGACTATAAGTATCAAAGAGATAACTTCTATAATTTGGTTGAGAAAGGTTCAGCTGCAATTGAAGGAATACTGGAGCTCGCAAAAGAAGGAGAGCATCCAAGAGCATATGAGGTTGCTGGAAATCTTATCAAACAAGTCGCAGAGGTTACCGAGAAACTAGGTGATTTACAAGAGAAGATGAGAAAACTCAAAGAGGTTCCAAACAACGCACCGAAGAATGTAACTAACGCATTATTTGTTGGTTCTACAAAAGAGTTACAAAAATTAATAAAAGGAAAAACTGAGGAAATGTAATGTCTGAATCAGTTTATTTGGGTAATCCTAATTTAAAGAAGGCCAATATAGCCCAAGAGTGGACTAGAGAAGAGGTTGAAGAATACACAAAGTGTATGAACGACCCTCTTTACTTTATTCAAAATTATATTAGGATTGTTTCTCTTGACGAAGGACTTGTTCCATTCAATCTGTATAATTTTCAGAAGGAGATGATAGGAACATTCCATGAAAATCGTTTTACTATCTGCAAGTTACCCAGACAGTCGGGAAAATCCACTACTATCATCGCGTATCTG